CTGGATCAATTCTCGAAAAACATTTGGGTATTTCTAAAGCATCTGATGCAGAATTTTCGGTTGGATCTTCTTCTTATTGGAGAAAGTATCTAGAAAATAACTCTGATTATATTTTTGGACTCAATTCTCCAACTGGTATCGTAACTACCGGATACAGTTCTGGATTTACTTTACAATCAGATGTTGGATGGAATCAAAATGCCGAGGGTGTTATTTTTGCGGCATCAGGATCTTCGACAAATGCTTTATCAGGAGGTCTTAATTATAGTGGAATAGCAACTATTACCACAGCAGGATCTCTTACGGCATCTATTGCCGAACTATCTGATGGTTATTCATTATTTACAACACCAGAAAATTATAAAGTAGATTTCTTGATTATGGGATCTGCCGCATATTCTCAACCATCTGCACAATCACTGGCTCAAAAACTCATTGCTGTTGCAGAATTAAGAAAAGATGCAATTGCATTTATTTCCCCATATAGAGGGGCAGCATTGACTGATACATCAACCCAAACTTCGGCAATTATTAATTCCACAAATACGATTACTAATAATGTAATTTCATTCTATTCACCACTCCAATCATCTTCTTATGCAGTGTTTGATAGTGGTTATAAGTATATGTATGATAGATTTTCAGATACATTTAGATATGTTCCATTAAATGGTGACATAGCAGGTATTTGTGCTCGTAATGATATTAATAATTTCCCCTGGTATTCTCCGGCAGGAACCTCCAGGGGTTCTATTCTAAATGCCGTTAAATTGGCATATAATCCATCAAAAACTGAAAGAGATCGACTTTATTCAAATAGAATAAATTCTGTCATCTTCTCTCCCGGAGCTGGTATTATTCTATTTGGTGATAAGACCGGGTTTGCAAAAGCATCGGCATTTGATCGAATTAATGTTCGCAGACTGTTTATTTATCTTGAGGATACAATTTCAAGAGCATCAAGAGATGTATTATTTGAATTTAATGATGAACTTACAAGAACTAATTTTGTAAATACTATTGAACCTTTCTTGCGTGATGTTCAGGCAAAGAGAGGTATATTCGATTATGTTGTTGTTTGTGACGAAACAAATAACACGGCAGCAGTTATTGATGCCAATGAGTTTAGGGCGGACATTTACATTAAACCAGCAAGATCGATTAACTTCATCGGTCTTACATTTATTGCCACCAAAACTGGTGTTGATTTTGAAGAAGTAATCGGAAACTTTTAATTAATCCAGAGGTTTTAAAACAATGGCAACTAGAAATCAGTTAAATCCACCACCTAAAAGAAAAATTACAGACTTTAAGAGTAAGCTGTCTGGTGGTGGTGCCAGAAGTAATCTCTTCGAGGTTGTTCTGTCCTTTCCGGATGCTGCCCCTGCTGATGCTAATGTTCTAGACAAATCTAGATTTTTGGTTAAATCTGCAGCAATGCCAGCATCAACCGTAACTCCATTACCGGTTGCATTTCGAGGGAGAACATTAAATGTTGCAGGAGACCGAACATTTGAAACCTGGACAATTACAATTATTAATGATACGGATTTTTTAATTCGTTCTGCATTTGAAAACTGGATGAATACAATAAACAAAGTTTCTGATAATACCGGCATTACTGATCCGGCACTTTATCAGGCAGATGCCTTTGTTTATCAGTTAGATCGTGATGGTTCAACACTAAGAGCATATCATTTTTATGATTTGTTTCCGACTAATATGTCTTCAATTCAATTATCATATGATACTGAATCAATTCAAGAATTTAGTGTGGAAATGCAAGTTCTGTGGTGGGAAGCAATTAAGGGAGATTCTGCCAAAGCTGGCGGTATAGACATCAACTAAATATAACATATTAAGAGTTTAATTTTATAAGATGGCAAAACTTTTTGGGTTTTCGATTGAGGATAATGAAAAAAAATCAAAATCAGTAGTCTCCCCCGTTCCTCCTAATAATGATGACGGGGTTGATCATTATATACAATCTGGTTTTTATGGCCAGACTATTGATATTGAGGGAGTTTATCGAACAGAATATGATTTAATCAAAAGATATCGTGAAATGTCACTTCACCCAGAATGTGAAGGTGCGATTGAAGATGTTGTGAATGAGGCAATTGTAAGTGATTTATATGATTCTCCTATAGAAATAGAACTATCAAATCTAAACGCAAGTGATAATCTTAAAAACGTAATAAGAAAAGAATTTAAATATATCAAAGAGATTATGGACTTTGATAAAAAGTCTCACGAAATTTTTAGAAATTGGTATATTGATGGTCGATTATTTTATCTCAAAGTGATTGATGTTAAAAAACCTGAGGATGGAATCAAGGATTTAAGATATATTGATCCTATGAAAATGAAATATGTGAGACAAGAAAAGAAAACTAAAAATAATTTTGGTCCAAATATATCCGTTCTTTCAAATTTAAATACAACTCAAATTGCATATCCGGAAATTGAAGAGTATTTCATTTATACTCCAACATCAACCTCCAACTATGCTCCAAGTATGCTCGGATCTTCAACCAAAGGTTCGGTAAAAATTGCAAAAGATTCAATTACATATTGCACTTCAGGTTTAGTCGATAGAACTAAAGGAACAGTATTATCATATCTTCATAAGGCAATTAAGGCACTTAATCAACTTCGAATGATTGAGGATAGTCTTGTGATTTATAGACTTTCTAGAGCACCAGAAAGAAGAATATTTTATATTGATGTTGGTAATTTGCCTAAGGTAAAGGCAGAGCAATATCTTAAAGAAGTTATGAGTCGGTATAGAAATAAACTGGTTTATGATGCGGCAACAGGAGAAGTTCGTGATGATAGAAAATATATGAGTATGTTGGAAGATTTTTGGTTACCTAGAAGAGAGGGTGGAAGAGGAACTGAAATTACCACACTTCCCGGCGGTCAAAATCTTGGAGAACTTGCGGATATTGAATATTTTCAAAAGAAACTTTATAGAGCACTCGGTGTTCCGGAATCAAGAATTGCCGGTGGTGGAGATGGATTTAATTTAGGTCGTTCATCTGAAATTTTAAGAGATGAACTTAAGTTTTCTAAGTTTGTTGGAAGATTGAGAAAGCGTTTCTCAAATATGTTTAATGATATTCTTCGGACTCAATTAATTTTAAAGAATATTGTAACTCCGGAAGATTGGGAGAATATGAGAGATCATATACAATATGACTTTTTATATGATAATCATTTTGCAGAACTTAAAGAATCTGAATTATTAACGAACAGATTATCTCTGGTTACATCGATGGAAGCATATATTGGAAAATATTACTCAACAGAATATGTTCGCAAAAAAATTCTTCGTCAAACTGATGTTGAAATTATTGAAATTGATAAACAAATTGATGATGAAATAGAGAAGGGAATTCTACCTGATCCAAATGCCGCTGTAGATGAAATGGGAAACCCAATCCCAGCAGGTGATGCCGGAGTTGCTCCTCCAGAAGATCCGGCACTCGGAGAAGTTCCAGAAGAACCTCTTGCCCCAGAACTTCCTCCAGAACCCAAAGGTGGCAAGATATAAATAGTCTTATAATAATAAATTATTTAAATGGAAGAAATTATCGATTTGATTGCAACAGATGGTCCTGCATCTGAAATATCTGACAAAATTAAAGAAGTGTTGTTTGCAAAGGCAGGTGAAAGAGTGATTGCCGCTCGTCCATATGTTGCCACATCAATGTTTGGTGATAGTGAGGATCAAGAATAATGGCAATTAAGATTGTTCAAAATGTGAATAGAGTAACTGCAGTTGTAGGTTCTGCGACTACGAGCAATCCTATTGCCATTAAAAGTGGATATTTAAGAGTGTCTACTGGATTAACATCAATATATGTAGAGACTGGTGGAGATCCAATCGCCACCCCTAATTCTTTTCATATTTCACCATATGGCAGTGAAGTTTTAAAGGAAAGAATTGCCAGACAAAAAGTTGCAGGAATTACAACCGGAACATCAACTATTATTTCCTTTGATAATAATGCAGGAAATCCATTTTTGGTTGGAGATTATGTCACCATCCAAAATGCACAACCATCAGGAATTAATACTGAACATAAATTAGTGACTGGAATAACTGATGGTTCAGTAACAATATCCCACAATAGTTCTTCTATTGTTGGAGTTATTACCACAACTAATGCAAATCTTGCCAGAAGTGTCAAGGTAAGCGTGATTTCAGCATCTGCTTCTCAAGATGTAAGTATTACAGAAATCGTTCAGTTAGTCACCGAATAAAAATGAAACTCATCACCGAAGACATTCAACAAGTTAAGTTTATTACAGAAGGTAAAGGTCCATCTAAAAAAATGTTTATTGAAGGAGTTTTTCTTCAAGGTGATATTTGCAATCGAAATGGAAGAATGTATCCGATACAAACTTTAATGAAAGAGGTTAAAAGGTATAACGAATCATTTATTTGTAAGGGTCGTGCTCTTGGAGAACTTGGACATCCAGATGGTCCAACGGTCAATTTAGATCGAGTTTCTCATAAAATTATCAACCTAGAACAAAGGGGAAATAATTTTTTTGGTAAGGCACAACTTCTTGAGACTCCGATGGGTAAGATTGCCAAAGCTCTTATTGCCGAAGGAGTTTGTCTTGGTGTCTCCTCTCGTGGTGTTGGATCACTTCGAGTAACTCATCAAGGACATAAAATTGTTGGTGAGGATTTTATGCTTGCAACTGCGGCAGATCTTGTTGCAGATCCTTCTGCGCCAGATGCCTTTGTTCAGGGAATATTTGAAGGAAAGGAATGGGTTTTCGTAAATGGAAAACTCACAGAGGAGTTAATTGAAAAAACAAATCGTAAAATTAACACTCTAGTTGATCAAAAATTATTGGAAGAATATAAAACTCAATTGTTTGAAGATTTTTTAGCAAATCTTTAAATTATAAATAAATATAGATTATAACAAAAGATCTAAAAAAAATGTCCGTTGGTAGCAATTTACAAGAAATGGAAAACGTAGTAACCAAAGGCGCTTCACCTGCCGAACCAATGCAAAAATTGTCTGGAACAACTCCTGGTCAAACTGGTAGTTGGGAAGATTTAGGTGGACCAACTCCCGAAAATTATCGTCCTGATGATGATTCGGCAAAACTCAAAGATCCCTCATTAACTCTTGCTCAAGTAAAGAATGTTGTGAATGCCAAGGCATCTGCAGCAGATGCTATGAAGAGCGTAAAAGAAGAAACAGAAGAAGATGAATATGAGGAAGAAGAAGAAGAGGAAGATGAAAATCCTAAAAAGAAAAAAGTTAAAAAGAATATGAAGGAAGAATCAGAAGATGAATATGAAGATGAGGATGGAGAAGTAGAAGAAGACGAAGAAGAAGAAGATGGATTTGACGTTGAAGAAGATGTTCAGGCTCTTCTTGCCGGTGAGGAACTCTCAGAAGAGTTTCAAGAAAAGGCAAGAACAATCTTCGAGGCAGCAATTCGTTCAAAAATTGTTGACATCAAAGAAGAACTTCAATATTCCTACGAGAAGGCACTCGTAGAACAAATTGAAACAATCAAAGAAGGTCTTGAAGATCGTCTTGATGCTTATTTAGAATATGTTGCCGACGAGTGGGTTGCTGAAAATGCACTCGTTATTGAGCAAGGTCTCAAGACCGAAATGACTGAATCATTCCTACAAGGAATGAAAGGTCTTTTTGAAGATCATTATGTATCAATCCCTGAAGAGAAATATGATGTAGTTGAGAGTATGGTAGATAAACTTGATGAAATGGAAGAAAAACTCAACGAGCAAATTGAAAGAAATGTTGCTCTAAACAGAAGACTAGCAGAGTCCGTTGCTGATGTAATTTTTGCAGATATCTCAGAAGGTCTTGCACTTTCTCAGAAGGATAAACTCTCTTCTCTTGCCGTAAATGTTGAGTTTGATAGTGAAGAAAACTATCGTGAGAAACTGGTAACCTTAAGGGAGTCTTATTTCCCACATAACGCTGGTGCTCAAAGAGATGACTCTGAAACTTTGACTGAAAGTACCGATGTTCAATCTCATCAACCCCAAGTTGATGGAAGAATGGCATCATATCTTCAAACTTTAGGAAGAGTCGCCAAATAGTGATTTTTAAATCATAAACAATCAAACACAAAATTTAAAGAGGTAAAAACAATGCAAATGTTCAACACAGAATATTTGCAGGAGAAGTGGGCTCCAATTCTCGACTATTCGGGATTGGATCAAATCAAAGATTCTCATCGTAGATCTGTAACCGCTATCCTGCTAGAAAATCAAGAAAGAGAACTGCGCGAAGAGAGTGCTTTTCTTTACGAGACCCCAACAATGGGAACCGGATCTGGTGCCGGTGGTGCTGGATTTGGTGGTAGTGCTCAAGGTTTTAGTGCCGGTCCTACCGCAGGTTTCGACCCAGTTCTAATCTCCTTGATTAGACGTTCAATGCCCAATTTGATCGCCTATGATCTTTGTGGCGTTCAACCAATGAACGGTCCTACTGGACTTATCTTTGCAATGCGTTCGCGTTATAACAATCAAAGTGGAACCGAAGCATTCTACAACGAATCTAATTCCGCATTCTCTGGTCAGGATGCAGGATTTGATGTAACAACCGGATTTACAGGCGCTTCCGTTGGTATGGGTACAACTGCCCAAGGTTCAGGAACCAACCCATCAATCTTAGATGCAACTGCTGCTAATGAGCAGGCATATAACGTTGGTCAGGGTATGCGTACCGATAGTTCTGAAGCACTCGGAGATGCTGCAGGAAACAACTTTAATGAAATGGCATTCTCGATTGAGAAAGTCACCGTGACTGCAAAATCCAGAGCACTGAAAGCTGAATATTCATTAGAACTCGCTCAAGACCTCAAGGCAATTCACGGTCTGAATGCAGAAGCTGAACTTGCCAACATTCTCTCCACAGAGATTCTTGCCGAAATCAACCGCGAAGTTATTCGTACCGTTTATAAGATTGCCAAGCCAGGTGCTCAGGCAAACACTGCAACTGCCGGTACTTTTGACCTTGATGTTGATTCCAACGGTCGTTGGTCAGTTGAGAAGTTCAAGGGTCTTATCTTCCAAATCGAGCGCGATGCAAACGCAATCGCTCAACAAACTCGTAGAGGGAAGGGTAATATGATTCTTTGCTCCGCAGACGTTGCTTCGGCACTTGCGATGGCAGGAGTTCTAGATTACACCCCTGCACTGAATGCAAACTTGAATGTTGATGATACCGGCAATACTTTCGCCGGAGTTCTTCAAGGTAAGTATAAGGTTTATATCGATCCTTATTCTGCAAACGTGGCACCTAATCAGTTCTATGTTGTTGGTTATAAGGGTTCTTCTGCATATGATGCAGGACTCTTCTACTGCCCTTATGTTCCCCTCCAAATGGTTCGTGCCGTTGGTGAGAACACCTTCCAACCAAAAATTGGATTTAAGACTCGCTATGGAATGGTTGCCAATCCATTTGCCGAAGGTGCAACTCAAGGACAAGGAGCACTTACAACTAACTCTAACGTATATTATCGTCGCGTTCGCGTATCCAATTTAATGTAAGTCTCTCTCACATATCTTTCAGGGGAACCTTCGGGTTCCCTTTTTTTATACAAATAAATAAGAATAAAAAGATGAAGACTTTTAATCAATTTATAAAGGAAATGGATGAAACTACTCCTGATCCAAATCAACCAAGAACAGTTGGTCCAAAGAATACATTTCCAATGGATAAAACAACTCAAGATAATTTAAATAAGGCGGCAAAAACAAAAGGGGTAAAATTTCAACTCGAACCAGTAAATATTAAGTAAAATGTCTTGTTCATTTCCTGGCCAAATTGATAATAGAAATTTCCTATCTCCAGTAGGATTTAAATTTACTTTGGCAAAAAACTCAAAAGTTTCATTTTTTTGTAATTCGGCAAGAATACCAGAAATTACACTTTCTCTGAATACTCAATCAACATATTTAAAAGATATTGATGTTCCTGGAGATAAACTTACCTATGGTGACTTATCTTTAAGGTTCTTGGTAGATGAAAATTTAGAAAATTATATGGTAATTCATAACTGGTTGACTGGTCTTGGATTTCCAGAAACAACTCAACAATATGATGACTTAATCACAATTCCAAATGATCAAACACAACCACAAGACCCAAATAGTCTACTCACAAAATATTTTGATAGAACACAACCTCAAGATCCATTAAGAGGATTTAGTGATGGAAGTCTCTATATTTTGAATAGCAATTATAATACAACTGCGATTGTAAAATTTAAAGATCTATTTCCAATGTCATTAACTTCTTTAGACTTTGATGCAACTCAAACAGATATTCAATATTTTACGGCAGATGTAAATTTCAAATATACTGTGTATAATATTCTAGGAA